GGAAACGTGAAGGCTTCCACCGGACCCACCACTGACAGCGCCAAGTACCAGAGCTGGTACGCAGCCGTCCCGGTGAGGTCGGCATAAGAAGATGATCAGAAAAGAGATCATGATCGACGGAACGCCGGTGCCTTTTAAAGCATCGGCGTCCGTGCCGAGAATGTACCGCCTGAAGTTCCAGAGAGACATTTTCCGCGACATGGACAAGCTCCGGCAGCAGCTGGACGGCAGGGATCCCCAGGCGAGCGACCTGCCGCTGGAGGCGCTGGATCTCTTTGAAAATGTGGCCTATGTCATGGCAAAGCACGCGGATCCCACGATCGCGGACACGGTCGAAGAGTGGCTGGAAGGATTCAACACCTTTTCGATCTACGAAGTGCTTCCGGAGCTCCTGGACCTGTGGGCGCTGAACACGAGGACGGAGAGCGAAGCTAAAAAAAAATTCGCGCATCTACCCGCGAAATGAACACGCCGCTCTTCCTCCTGCGGGTCCTGCAGACGGGACTGAGCATGCGCGATCTGGACGATCTGTCGATCGGACTGGTGCTAGACATCTTCACGGAGAAGGTGAACGACTCTGTGAAGTATCCGGACAAGGCGGGGCAGGAGGATTTTGACAAGTTCTAAAGGAGCAGTATGGCAGACAGAATCAAAGGCATAACCATAGAGATCAACGGTGACGCTACAGGGCTGTCGAAGGCGCTGAAAGATGTCAACGGAGAGATCAAGAGTACACAGTCCGCCCTGAAGGACGTGAACCGTCTGCTGAAGCTGGATCCCGGAAACACTGAGCTGGCCGCCCAGAAGCAGAAGCTGCTGAAAGACGCCATCGATGAAACGAAGAAAAAGCTGGAAACGCTGAAGGAAGCGGAAAAGCAGGTCGAGCAGCAGTTCGCCGAGGGAAAGATCTCACAGGAGCAGTACGATGCCCTGAAGCGCGAGATCATTGACACCGAGAACAAGCTGAAGAGCCTTGAGCAGCAGGCTTCCAAGGTCAATCAGGCATTCGAAAAGATCGGACAGATCGGCGGACAGCTGCAGAAGGCGGGCGGCAAGATCGAGGACATCGGCAACGCTGTGATGCCGGTGTCCATGGCTGTCGCGGGAATCGGAGCGGCGGCGGTCAAGACCACAGCAGACTTCGACAGCGGAATGTCGAAGGTGCAGGCGATCTCCGGAGCGACGGAGAGCGAGCTCTCCGCGATGCGGGACAAGGCCCGCGAGATGGGAGCGCAGACGAAGTTCTCGGCATCGGAAGCCGCGGACGCGTTCACGTACATGGCCATGGCCGGCTGGAAATCGGCGGACATGATGGACGGCATCGCCGGCATCATGAACCTGGCAGCGGCCGACGGTCTGGATCTCGCCACGACTTCGGATATCGTCACCGACGCGATGACGGCTTTCGGGCTCCAGGCGAAGGACTCCGGGCATTTTGCCGATGTGCTGGCCAAGGCGTCAAGCTCCGCGAACACGAACGTGGCAATGCTGGGCGAGTCGTTCAAATACGCGGCACCGGTGGCCGGAGCGCTCGGCTACGACGTGGAAGATGTCGCGACCGCGCTCGGGCTCATGGCGAACAGCGGTATCAAGGGCAGCATGGCCGGCACGGCCCTGCGCTCGGCGCTCACACGCCTTGCGAAGCCCACGAAGCAGACTGCGGACTATATGGCGCGCTACGGGATCAGCCTGACGGACGCAGAGGGCAACATGAAACCGCTCATGGGCCTGATGGAAGATCTCAGGGAAAAGTTCCAGGATCTCGACGAAGCGGAGCAGGCGGAAGCGGCTGCCGGACTGTTTGGCCAGGAGGCCATGGCGGGCTGGCTGTCCATCGTAAACGCTTCAGAGAAGGATTTCGGAGCCCTGGCGGACGCCATATCGAATTCCGAAGGAACAGCGAAACAGATGGCCGAGACGATGCAGAACAATCTGTCCGGCCAGGTTACGATTTTGAAGTCCGCTCTGGAAGAAGCGGCGATCTCGATCGGGGACAGGCTGACGCCGAAGATCCGCGAGCTGGTCGCGAAGATCCAGGAGTGGACGAACTGGTTCAACAGCCTCAGTGATGCCCAGAAGGACACGATAGTACAGATCGGACTCTTCGTGGCGGCTCTCGGGCCGGCTCTGGTGATCATCGGAAAGGTGGTCATCGGCATCGGTCAGCTGATGACAGCGATCTCCGGCGTGGGGGCGGCACTCGCTGTGCTTGCAGGCCCCGCGGGATGGATCACCCTGACAGCGGCGGCTCTCGGAGGGCTCGCAATAGCGTTCGCTACATCGAATGACGAGGCGGAGCGCTACGGCCAAAAACTTGGCGAACTGTCCAAAGCCGAAGAAGAGAACAAGCAAAAAGTGGAAGAACTCCACAAAGCCTACGAGAATTCTAAAGATATCAGAGAAACCTCCATCGGGCAGGCGAACCGCGAGGCGGAGGAACAGCGGAACCTCTGGAAGGAACTCCAGAACATCACGGACGAAAACGGGAAGATCAAAGAGGGATACGAAGAGCGCGCACAGGTCATCATTGACCAGTTGCAGGAGGCTCTCGGAATCGAGATCGGTCTCACGGACGGAGTGATTCAGAAATACGGCGAACTGGAGCAGTCCATAGATGACGTAATCGAGAAGAAACGGGCAGAAGCGATCCTGACGGCATATCAGGATGAATATGGGGAGGCGTTGAAGAAAAGCGCCTCCGCCCAGGCGGAATATGCCACGGCACAGCAGAACGCGGCGAAAACTGCCGCAGACCTGAAACAGAAGAGCGATGATCTTCAGGCGGCGCTCGACCGCCAGGGAGCGATCCAGGGCGAAGTTAATGCCCATAACGTAACGGCTCTGCAGGAGAATAGCCAGCTGATCCAGACCATCAACGAGCTCCGCCCGCAGGTGGAGGCGCTGAACGAAAAATATGCGGATCAGCAGAACACTCTCGCGCTGGCAGAAGAAGCATATACGGGCTATCAGAGCGTTATAGCGAACACAGAAGCCATTCAGGCAGCCATTGACGGAAACGGGAACCTGCAGGACGCCCTGTTGAAGGCGGAGGTTGGATTCCAGACCGCCGAAACCGGCACACGGGAATCCCTGCAGAGGCAGGCTGAAACATTCCGGGCGCAGTATGAAGATATGCGGAAATCCGCGCAGGAAGGTACTGCTGGCATTTCACAGGACACTATCGAGGGATACAGGAAACTTGCCGAGGATGCGGAAGCGGAACTGAAGAAGGTCGGCGGCGATCTGGCGAATGATATCACGGAAGGCCAGAAACAGGGCATCGAGGAAGGAACGGAACAGATAAGCGGAGCCCTGACGGAGCAGGCTAACACAGGCATCGAAGGCGCGAAAACGGCGTGGGGCGCTCACTCACCGTCAACGGTCTCCATGGAGATCGGCCGCGACTGGAACGCAGGCCTTGCGCTTGGGATCGGAGAGAGCGCGCAGGAGGTATACACTGCAGTCGAGACCGTGGCCAACGGCGCCACGGCGAAGCTGGCGGAGACACTGACGGCGTCCCAGGGGCAGGTGACAGCATATCAGGCATCATCGTCCGCTTCATGGGCGACATGGTCGGCGGCTGTCCTCGCGGCACTGAATTCGGCGTACGCGCAGATAACCGCGACGACGACGTCCGGGATGCAGAATATCCGGACGACTATCGAGACGGCACTCACACAGATCCGCTCAAAGTGGGAAGAGCAGTGGAAGGCCATTGAGCAGAAGCACGAGCAGGAGATGCAGACCATCCGGGACAAGAACCGGGAGGGCATGACGGACATCCGCACCACCGCGGAAACGGAAATGACCGCAACGGCGGACCTCCATAAGCAGAAGATGGAGGAGATGAAGACGGCGACCGATGAGGGCATGAATGCCATCCTGGAATCCGTCAAATCGAAGGGCGCGGAGCTGAAGCCCGCGCTGGAAGCCGGCGTGGAGCCTGCGGTGCAGTACCTGAAGGACCTGATCCCAATGGGCCGTAAATGGGGCGACGACTTCATGTCGAACTACATCGCCGCGGTTCGGGAGCGCCTGGCGGAGCTCGAAGAAGTCTGCGAGGAGGCGGCGGACATCGTATCGGATTACCTCGAGTGCTCACGGCCGGATAAAGGCCCGATGCACACATATCCGATCTGGGGCAAGGACTTCATGGAAGGATATGCCGATTCCCTCAGAACGAATGAGTGGAGA